GCTGCTCCTTCATTTACTTCGTTGCTGGGAACATCCAAGGATTCACTTACACCACTGTCCATATAATCAGCTACAGTATCAAGGTAATCTGTGGCACGGGTAATTTTAGATTGAACCCATGCATCAAGGTCACCTTCGCCTTGAACGTGCTTATTTATTCTTTCAATTGCAGTCATAGATACAGACAATTCTCTACGAACCATGCTATATTCTGAATACTCGTTTAATTGAGTGCGGAATTCCTTGAAAGATTTCATTGATATCAACCTTCAATAGTTACAGGTGAAGCGTAAATATACCCATTATGATTACCAGCAGTTTGATGTTCTGCAAGTCTTAACTGGATGGTCTCACCAGAAGTTATTTCTACATAAGTTGGAGTGGTGGGGTCGTCAAGTACTGTGGCAGTTGCACGTTTTGCAACATAAACTGTTTCTAATGGTTTGATAATAAGGTCGTAATAGTTGAAAGTCTCTACATTATTTTGTTGGGTAACATTATTTGCTTCTCCAGTAGAAGCATCAATAGCATTAACTTCAATCACTCTTGCTACAATAGGAGCATCTGATTGGTTATCAATTTTAACCGTAGTTGCTCGGAGAATTTCTTTACTCTTTAATATTCCTATACCATTTCCAGAAGGATATAGTGCATCGAGCGATGCAGAATCGATGGTTGTAATTTGCCCGAGTGGTCTTACAGTTTTCATTTTAGTATTCCTTGTTTATTCTTCGACCTTTCCACGCTTAAGCATTTTCTGCAAATCTGCAGTACTGCCTAAGAAGATAGCATTGTTAGTGACAGAAGAAGGGCCTTTTTTCTCTTCATCCTTATTTAGGTTTTTCATTTTCTGTTGCAAATCAATTAACTTATCAGACATATCTGCAACTTGCTTCATAGCATTGACTGCAACCTCGAACGCTCTAGGATGTCCAGACTCCTGAGCGACCTCTAGAGCGCCCTGTACTGCCTCCTGACCCTGCTCAATGAGTCTATACAACTCTCCTCTGCTATATTGGTAATCTTTAATAGCATCAACGTTTTCTTCTTCCTTCACAATTTCTGTAGGTTTAGTCTCTTCTGAGACTTCTATATCAAAAATTTCTTCCATGTTATTTTCAAACTTTGTCATAAGATTTCAATCCCTTCATTGAATCCAAAGTCATCATCTGGATTGAGTAACAGTGAATCAGCAGCATCGACAACACTATCTGCATTGAGGTCTGTCTTTGCTTCTGGTTGAGCGGTATATCGCATAGTCCTTTTATGTTGGTCTAAGTTACCAACAGCAGCCTCAACAATACTCTTGCGAATAAGATCTGCGTTGACAAGAGGTCCATATAGATATGTCTTAGCAGTAAATCCCATAGTGTAAGTAATACTTCTTCTGGTCATGAAGTCGTCTTCATAATCATCTTCATAATCAATGGAGTTAAGGACATATGCAATGTCTCTTTTTTCCTCCATCTCAGGAATCATATTTATTGTTATTGTAAATGCTGGTTGGAAAAAGGGAAGAATCTGCTCAATAATCTGAAGAGCATCATCTTGTGACTTTGCAATAATACCTAATTCAAATCCAATATTATATGGCACGGGCATATATTGCTTCTTAGCAGTAGCAGCAGACCCATTTTCCTTCAGGTAATATTGAATAGGACTCGTCTTTCTAGAAGGGTCATAATCCATATTAGTCATCTCAAATGAGATTCTAGGAAGCGTAATAGCAACCTTGCGACCTACCTCAGGATTCTGCTCAAGGCGAGCAAGAAACTTATTCTTTGGTCCATAAGCAACTGCTACTTTTTGACGCTCAATTTCAACATTCGTTTCTGGGTCTAATTTAATGACCTGAATGTTGTTGAACAGAGTGCCGAAAGCAACTACAGTTTTCTTAATACATGAATGGTAAAAATGATTCCCTAACATCAGAAGCTATCCGTTTTGTTTCCATACTCACCGAATGGGTTTCCTTCGGTCCAATCAATAATATCGTCGCCAAAATCTTCAAGGTATTGATTCTGCGAGAAGTCATTATTTTCAAGATCGATATCAATAGTAGAGAAGGATTCTACTTCCCATGTAGCAGCAGTGGTTTGACCAATGATGTTAGCATCTTCTACTAAATCTCCATTTATATAGGTAAGTTTTAACTCTTTTGTAGTAGGGTCCCAGGCAGCAACAGTTGCTTCTACCACTACGTTATTGCCAGCAGTATCAACATATAACTGTCTTACCTTTTCCATAACATCAAAATTACCAGTGCCACCGTCTTTGAAATATACTGGGAATTCATATGCATTTTGACTTTCCTTACCAATACTATCCAGATTGGTGTTACCAGTTTCAAAGATAGCATTGCCTGCCTCATAAATCTCAGCAGTCATAGTGAAGTAATAAATTTTACCTAACTGATAGAAAGGAGATTCTCTCTCAACAAATTTAATTTCATAGAAATCATTTGTTAATGGATAATAAATTAAGTCTCCTTCATTTGGTCTTGCAGAAATGGTGAGCGTCAATGACCGTGCCATAACATCTTCCCATCTTCTCTGTGATACAACGAAAGTAATTTCATCAGTAACACGAAGACCAAACTTAGAAATAAATTCTGATTGAGCACCAAAACCTTCTACGTTTACAAGATACATCTCTACGAGATATGCTTCTTTAAACTTGGACATTACAACATCCTGCAATGCTCTATCAATGAGCATCTGCCTAGGAATATAAAAAACTTCAGCACCAAATAACTTTAGTTGCTCATCAACTAAATCTTGGACAAGTCTTTGCTCAGGGGTGATTCCACCATGCTGAGGAAAGTATACACTTTTAGCCATATCAACCGATTGCGTCTAGTGGTGGTAATTCATAATCTGAAATCATCTTCGCTTCAATTTCATCTAACTCTCTCTGTCCATCAGAGAATAACTTTTCACCGTTAAGTGTCACAGCACCAGGAAGTTGGATGCCATTAAACTTGATTAAATTCTGACCCCACTGTCTCTTGATAAGTGAAGTCAGATATCTTTTCAAGAAGAAATCATTAAAAATTGCGGTGTGGTCTGTAGGATTTAATGCGCGATAGCACTCAACAATAATGTATCTATCCTCATTCATATTCTTTGCTTCATAATCAATGTAGAGTCTATTTTGCCTCTTGGTATATCTAAGTTGAATAAACGCGCCAGTATTCAATACCATATCTAGAGTTTCTAGATAAGTTTTAGTCATATAATAGTTTAAAATATCTAATGACCCGAATGCATATAAGTCATTCAAAAACATTTGATATTCAATACCAAACAAGTCACCGCGAATACTACTAGCAACAAAAGAAAATAATCTTTCAACACCGATAACATGCTCAGGCATTTCAATATAGTTATTTCTCTCTTCCCACACATCTCCATTTGGAGCAGTGGTATTAGTGTTACTCTCTTGGAAACGAGTTACATCTGCAGCAGTGAGTTTATGTTTGAGAAACATTTTCTCAACACCATCAAAATGCCTTTCGTTAAAATACTGCAGTGCCTCATCTACCAAGTCTTCTACTTGGTCATCATCTACATTAATTTCTAGCACTGGAGCACCCAGTCTACGAAGGCAGTAATCAATTAATTCTTGCCTTGTAGCAGGTTTAGATTTAGACATGAATACAAAGAGACCCTTCTTATGTATTTATAAGAAGGGTCTTTGATACTATTTAAAAAATAATTTTATCCAATATATGTAATTTTGATGTATCCATCACCGTTATTTGTGCCTACGCTAGTATTGCCAGCAGATCTACTGTAACTTGTGGTAATGAAAGATCCTCCACCACCACCTCTAAGTGGGTTGCTATAACCGCCCCCGCCACCGCCGCTATAACCGCCGCCGCCGCCAGAGCCAATAAAGCAGTTTCCATGACCAGCACCGCCACCGCCAAAACCACCATTACATGTGTCACTAGCAGTTGGTCCACCAGCACCGCCTTGTCTGAATCCTCTACCGTATTGATTTGTCCAGCTGCTACTGCCAGCACCGTTGGAGTAGAATCCTCCTCCGCCACCGCCGCCATTTCCACCTTGCCCGCCGCCTGCGCCGCCGCTGCCGCCAGCCGTTTGACCAGCCGAGCCAGATTCTGAAGACTGACCAGCAATACCAGCAGAGTTTACAGTTGCACCAGATGCACCGCCACCAATAATGATTGGAAGAGCACTCGTACGAACTACATTACCAGTAGCAACATAAGTACCACCACCACTGCCAGTATCACAAGTAGCATTTGTTTTATCATTACCCCGTTGCCCGACGAGCATTCTCAAAACAAAACCTTCTGTTAAAGTAAATTGTGCTCTTACAATTCTACCTTGACCACCAGTATAAGAGGCATTATTGCCACCTCTTGCACCAGCACATTCAATTTCATATACACCATCACCAGGGACAGTCCAAAGAATTTGTCCTGCGTCACTGTTTAAATAACTAGTATTATTTTTCCACTCAGTATTACCACTAATGCCACTTCTAATTTGTGCTAGAGATGGACCTGATACTCCAGTTCCACCGCCTGGAGTAAATGTTGCAGTTGTAAAATCATATATGAGATCTGAGGGGGGTAAACTCGCCCCCTTGCCACCAAATGCGCCACCGCTTGAAAAACTTCCGATAATAGGACTCATTTTTTTATATCTCCTTCTTAATTATATTTAGTTTAATTAAACTGCACCACCGAAACCGTTGGTTACAGATCCCAATACAATCCAGGAAGGTGAAGCAGATGTGCCTTGGTTAATGATAGTGAAATTGAATGTATCTACATTACCGCTAGTAGCAGTTGCATCTGGAGTAGTGCCTCCATTTGCCCACTTAATTGAAACCGAAGACCCGTTAACACCAAAGTTATTTGAAACATTGTAAGGAGTAGACCCTTGCTGAATAGCGAGGACAACAGAATTTGCTCTATTTTCAGTGGTTGGTAGGTTGGTGACTGATGCAGTGACTTGACCAGATGGTGAAGACATATACATGATTGCGGCGGAATTATAATTAGTGGTAGCAGTAGTGCCTCCAGAAATTATCGCCATAGCTTCATTGACACTACCAATTTTGCTATTACCAGTTACTGTTAGCGAAGATAATTCACCGAGAGACTCTAGTGAAGATGCAGTAATGCTAGTACCAAGAGTAGTGCTATTCAATACTTCTTCGTTACCAATTTGATAAGAAGTGCTGGCACCAATATTCAAACCAGCATTAGGTAGATTCCATCTGTCATTAGTGTCATCCCACTTGAATGATAGATTTGTTGTGCCTAGTTGTAGACCAGCACCATCTGCTAGTGCATGTGTGCTAGCACCATTTGCAATAATAATCTCAGTATCAGCGATAGATAGATTTGTTGAGTTAACTGTTGTGGTAGTACCAGCAATAGTTAGGTCACCTGCAGCAGAGATGTTACCATCTTTGTCAACGGCAAACTTACTTACCCCATCTACACTTGCAGTGAGGATATTTGAAGACCCTTGAGAATTGGTATCTGTGATATCAACACTAATTGCATTGAAAATCGTAGATGATTCATCCCATGTTGGGGTCAATTCTAGATTTCCTTCAAATTCAATACCAGTCTTGACTCTTTGTAGTCTTTCGCATGTAACAGCACCAGTAAGAGCACCAGCTGCGCCACTCATTGTATATTGGAAAGACTTACCATCTAGTGAAACACCAAATACAACAAACTCACCATTGTAGTTTCCTTGGTCTGCACCAGAGATTACTACACGGTCACCATCAACAACGTTGTGGATAACGAATGAGGTTAGAGTAGCAGTAGTGCCACTAGAAGTTAGTGATTGAATAGCAACTAGTGGTTTTTCTCTCTTCACACCACCACCAGTTTGGTTATCGACATATGTCTTAACCGCTAACTGAGTGGGACATGCAGTGTCTCTCGACTGGTCTCCACCCAAGTCTGTTGAAGTAGAGAATTCGTTAATAGCAGCACCTAACTGAGCACCAATACTACCAAGTCGTAAGGATGATAGACCACTCAAGTCGAATGAGTTAGCATCTAGTGTTGCTTTACCAGTTGCCTGCTCAACGGTGAAGAATTCACCAACACGGAAGTTACCATCTTGGTCAGTAGAAACATAGTAAACACGACCAGGAAAGTCTTCAAACACTTCGTTAACTTGACTTGCATTCGCTTGGTTGACATCTGGCCAACCAGTTGATGCTTTACCACCCGTGCCGATTAGGAGGAAGTCGTGACCAGTTAGTCTAACCTGGGAGTATTTTAAGCGAATGTCAAATTCTTGTCCGCTTGATGCTTCAATAGACTTAGGTCTAGCGAATGTAATAGTTGCTTGACCAACATTCAAGGAGTTAACCGAAGTGACACGGAAGAATTCGCCATTCTCACCATTACTATCAGCACCAACTTGGACGATATCATTAGCGTCCATATTAGCGATAGAGAATACTTGTAGGTCATTTGTTGCAGTATCTACGTCAACTCTTAGAGTTGTAGAAGCAGCAGTCTTTGTCATGAAGTAAACTCTGCTGCCCTCAGCATGTGCTGCTGCAGCAGTGCCTTCTTTTCCTCTAGTTACAGTTAGACCAACCGAAACATCGATGGCACTAACTTCCATGATTTCGTTATTGAGCAATACGAAAACACCCGCTTGAGGTGTAGTGTTAGCACCATCATTGGGATCTGCCTTGTATGAAGAAGCAATTGATGGGTCACTAAGCGCAATTGATGTTGCACTGTTGGATAGAACTCCAGTACCTAGAATTTCTAGTCTTCCTGGTGTGTTTCCAAGATTGTATAGGTCAACATTTGTGCCACCACTGTGTAGTTCTTTTGTATCTCCACCAGTGGTTGTTTGAGCGTAAACTCTAGAACCTGCAATAGTTACTGCGTTTGAATACTCTGTTAAATGACCGCCGTCAATAACATATGTGAATTTTGTGCCATCAGAAGGATCAATAGTAATATCACTTCTTTCAAACGCTGGAGTTGCATATTGATTGTAGAGTAGGTTGTTGATAGCAACAACTACATCATCTCCAGTTGATAGTCCGTGAGAAGAGGCACATACAACAGTAATTAGGTTTTCATCAGAACCCTGATTTACAGAGGTGAAAGATGTAATTTCTACAGAAGTTGGTTCTGCACCAGGGACATCATACTGTCTTAATGTAGTGATGGATAGAGTTTGTGCAGTACTTGCATCGGTAACATCCTGGATAACATAGTATGATGGGTCATCATAATTAGTGTTGCCAACAACATTCTTAAACTTAGTAGCACCAGTGCGCTCAGGTAGAACTGCTTGTGGATCGTTGGGGTTTGTATTGTCAACTGGAAGTCCAGTGACGGTAAAGATTTTACCATAAATTCCACCAAGTGCATCAGTGTCCTTTGTAATTGCAACAGCACCAGAACCTGCTATGGTAGAAGAAGAGACGCCATTAACAGGTTTGCTATTCGTGAATGTACCCGTAATGGATTCAATTAGTAGATAATCTTCACCAGCGGTAGCACCATCTTCATCTTCAGTAGACTCTTGGGTGTAGAGAATTAATGCGAGTGCGTAGTTGGGATTTGATGCAGTGAAGTCGTTGGCTACATTGTCAATTGTAATGGAAATATCATCGGTAGCATCAACGCCACCAACTGCACTACCCAAAATTACTAACACGTCACTTACAGCATAACCTTCACCAGTGCCTACCATAGTTAGTGATAAAACACCACTTCCATCTCTAGTTACAGCAAATGTTGCGCCTGTGCCGTTACCAGTAGATGTAGTTGCTAAAGTGCCATAATCAGCACTAGCTTCACCAACTAAATCTGTACCAACAGGAGTAAATCCGCCAGTTTGAATTACACCAGCAGTACCTTGTACGACTTGCTCAAACTTTTTAAACTTAACGCTGTTTTCTGCATATGCAAAGTCTAGTCTACTACCTCTAACTTCGCCTTCTAGGAGAGTTTCATTGGAGTCGGTGCCAGAAGAAACTGCACCATAAACACCATAAGAGTTGTTACCAGACAGTGAGCGGATTCTACCACCACCTGTGCAAGTGTATCCAATGTGGCAATAGTAGGTGAATGAAGAAACGATTTCAGCATTACCTAGGTCCTTACACCAGAAACCTACACCACCATCATGGAATTGAGTGAAAGAGTCAAACAGCATAGACCCGTTTGATACCGTTGACCCATAAACACTTTTGTCGATGAGAGCACCGATGCCGCCATTGCTGAATTCATCTGCAGATTCTGGGCGTCCAGAGAATGCAGAGCACTGGGTAATATAAGGAGACTTACCAGTAATTCCACCAAGGTTAGGATCTAATCTTAAGAAAACACCTTTATACTGTGCTTGGGTAATATCCCAATCATCTCCACCAAGTGCTGGCTCAAAACCTTCCATGCCAACAAATACGAGGTCTTTGAGAGTTACAGATTCGGAGAGCAAGAACATCGTGGAGTGTCTATTCGCTACAGGAAATGTATCAGTAGACTGAGTGCTCGTATCAGGACCAATGACAGTTGCTCTGAGGTTATCACCACAAATAGAAGTATATGGTGTAACGGTTAGAGGAAGTTGCTCGTTATATGTACCAGACTTGACGAAAATGGTAACAAGGTTACTTGCTGTGCCACTATTAGCAGTTTGTGTTAATGCATAACGTAGAGATCTCCATGGTTTGGAGAGGTTTTTACCCCATGCAGGATCGTCGGTGCCATCGGTAGCAACATAATAAACATTAGCTGCTGTGTTATTTCTTTCCCATCCAGGAAGACCTGCTGCATCAACAGTGAGAATTTCGCCTTCCGAACCAATAGGTAGGTTAACGTTAGTGTTGGTATTATTTCTATAAAGAATATCACCAGGGTTAATCAAGTTTAGAGTTGACTCACCTTGTGCTAGTGCTGCCCAATTTGATCCAGCACCTTGGTTATCGACAATTGGGTCGATGTTAATGCTGCTCTGGAGAGCAACGAAACTTGACGTGCCAACAGAAACAACATCATTGATTTCATAAGTGTTGCCGTTATTCCATGGACCTCTAAAATTCAAACCTCTAGCAACTAGATCCCATGCAGATGTTACATCTGGGTCAACACCTGCAGCACCCGTAGCGGTTTTGACAAAAGTATTGCCACCAAACTGCACTACATCACCAGGGACATAAATGGTTGTGGGGTCATATTCTCCTTTAACAGTAAACCCAGTGGTTAAAATACTCCAATCAGCTGGAATTGCAGGAGTTTGTGTATTATCTGGTTGGTTATAAAGGTTTGGTTGCTTACCAGTGTTGATGGTCTCAGCAATATAAGTGTAACCACCAAAATTTACAACATCTCCTGGTTGATACTCTTCCGAGTTTGACCACGAATTTTCAAAGTTGAAAGACTCTAGATAGACGGAAAACTTAGTCGCATCAAAAGAAATACCACTAGTGTGATATTGGGTAGTTAAGTATAAAGTATTGCCGTATTTGACAATATCATTCTCTTTATACCAAGTACCTGCTTGCCAATCACTCTTGAATGTGGTTGAAGTGGTATATACATCCCAATTGCTTAAATCGGATGAATAGAAAAGATTCTCATTAGCAGCTGCGGTGTGGTCAGCGGTGCAAAGATACTGCACTGCACCATAGCTAACTAAATCATTAACAGCATAGAATGTGTTGGGAGACCATTCTCCCATCATTCTTGTGCCAGGGACATGCAACTGCCATCTAGGAGTAGCAATGTTTAAATCTGTATTTGCCCAAGAAGTCTCGGATGCAGCAGAAGTATGGTTAGCGACACAAACATAAGTATTCCCTTTGAAGGAAACGATGTCGTCAATAACATAGGCAGTGGATGCCGCCCATGCACCTCTCCAGTTGAATTTTAGTCTACCTAATCTGAAATCAGCCATTTTTTATATTTCCTTAGTGAATCCGTAGTGAATTAAACAGATGTTTGTGCCTACTTGGCAATTATTTAGGACCTTCGCCTGAATGGTCATAAGTCCCGAATCTTGCAACAAAATAACCCTCGTCATCAATGAAGTAGGTTATCTTTCTTGCTTCAAACTTATACTGTTGGTATTTATCATTGTTTTCATCATTACTAAACGATTTGACCACATCTGTAATTCTGATTGTCAAATCAGTAACGTCATTGATTTTAGATGAGGCAATAGTCACAGTCTCGTTTGGAGAGAAGAAGGACCCTCCCGCATGAATAAGAATTTGTGAAA